TTGTTATCAAGAGAAACAGGAGCAAGGTATTAGTAGTCTTGGATGCAGAACACTTCATCAAGCTACATACTGCCATGCATACGGACAATACATAATGAACTGCTGGCACTGTAAAGAAGAGTTGATATGGGGTAGTGATGAGGATTTAGATGACAGTGAGGTACATGATATGGTGACATATTTATCTTGCCCGGGCTGTTCGTCAGATGTCGAGGTGTACTTGCCCAAGCAACAGGGCAGGGCAGGGCATAGTAATTAGATGAACTTTACGCTGTTATGTGTTAAGAGTAAGGTGAAGGGTACGGTTGAGAGAGACCAATACCCTTTGCTTTGCCCTGAGCATGAGACCCCATTGCTACGCTGTCTGCGTATGCTAAAGGGTATAGGGTATAGTTATATTAATAAGAATAAGAATATATATAGTATAGGTATAGCATATATATAGTATGGATATATAAGGGTTATAGTATGAGATACCCTCTACCCTCTACCCTAACGGATTTAATTTAAGGAGATATGATGACTGAATATAAAAGAAAGAATGGAAAGAAACCACCTAGCACACCACTGGTTAATAGACCCAGTGCTTTTGAAGAAGACCCGGAGTTTGATTTAACTGATATGCAGAATGGATTTGTGTGGCACTATGTCAATGACAATTGCACACAAACTGAGGCAGCGAGAAGAGCAGGGTTCGAGTTCCCAGCCCAAGCTGCTACTAAGTTCCTCAATGGTAAGGACTATCCCAATGTGCTTAAAGCTATAAAGATAAAGAAGCAAGAGCTTGCACATAAGTATGCAATCACTCCTGAGAAGACAGCCAAGATGTTATGGAAGATTAGTGAAGAGGCATACGACAAAGGACAGTTCAATGCATCGGTCTCAGCATTGAGAGAGCTGAATGAATTAGCTGGTCTGAAGATTAAGAAGACAGAGAATCTCAACATATCAGCGTCATTAGATAACATGAGTCATAAGGACATTGAGGGAAGACTAAGGGAGATATTCGGAGGCGATATCATAGATGCTCAGTATGATGATGTATGACATTAGCAGACTTACTCATTGGAGATATATCCTAAGAAAAACCGAGGGAGGGCGTTTTCTTTGTGTAATTCGTCGGATTCTGACCCTAAATAAAAAAACAACGGTATATCAATGAGTTACGCAATGAAAGAGCAGAGACTTGGCAGGACATTAGCATGAGGAGACAACTACTATGTGTCCACAGCGCTAACAAAAGATAATACAGAGCCTCTGTAAGCCCTATAGGTAGGGACTCTATTGGATTCCACTTCATAGGTCGACTTTTATTAAATTATAAGACCCTACCACCAAATATTTGGGGTGCTTGCTCTCTGGGTAGGTATAACTCGGTTACACATATTCTATATTCATTTTTCCAAGTAAGTGTTAATCTCAACAGAAATGTGTATAATGGGTTTATAGAGGACCCATTATGAAAATCAATAAAGAAGCATTAAGAGAATCAATAGCAGACACCCTACTTGGAGCAGTATTCAACTTTCCTCTCTCTTGGCTCACAATTACAATACTCCTAGTATTCACCCACAACTCGTTTATAATTTCTTTAAGCCAATTAATCGTGTTATCAGCTTTGGCTATTGTCAGAAGATATTACACAAGAGTGTATTTTGATAAACACAACAAGAGGAAGACCAGATGAGTACAGAAAAATATGAAGAAGAGTTACAGAGAGTTGTCTTACAACTTGAAGATACGAACAAAGCTCTCTACGAGATAAATAGAAACCTAGCCAATTTGGTTTTACTCCATCAAGTACAACTGGTTGCTCTGGAAGAATCATTGCAGGTTCCAGAGAACGAAATCCTAGAGCCAAAAAAGAAAATACATTAATTTCAATATAAGTGTTGACTCCAATACTTAATACCCTTATAATAAACACTGTAACAAACAACATATTAATAGGAGTTTATAATATGGAACTTAGAAAAGAGAAAACAGGTTGGACCTACCACGGAGACAATTACACCTTCGTCTTGTCTGACGAGTGCTACCACGAATATGTGTGCTTGATAATCAAGCCAACGCATATCAAGGTATTAAAGAATTTCAGCGACATGTCTAATAAAGATCTGAAAGCTGTAATTATTAAAGACTGGTTTCAAGAACAGAACGAGGATGTAAAGAATCGTAATAACGAAAAGGCAAAGCAACGCAGAGCCAATACAAAGGTGGTGAAATAATGGAAAAGCAGAAAGAGACGAGAATACAAAGATTAACCAAGGCACTTTCGGGCAGCCTCAGCGAGGAGATATCATTGGTTTGTCAACATCATGGACCTAAGACATTCACCATAGGCAAATTCCTAGAAAGCCAAACAGCGTGTGCATTGTGCAAGAGCCAATTACCGATATGGCATAAAGACCAATTAGTCGCACCAGTAATGATTGCATTGAATAGGCTAAGGTCTGACGAGGAGAATGAGAGGAAAGAGAAGGCTAAGGCAGAGAAGGAGGCTAGTAATGAGTAATTCAGATGGGGGCAAAGGCTCCCGCCAAAGACCAATTCTTGACCAAAAGGAGTTCGACAAAAATTTTTCGCGAATATTCTCAAAGTCGAAGAGAAAGATTGTAAAGGATGATAAGGCGAAAGGAGAGGCGAAATGAAAAAGTATTTTAAAGCCAAGGTTGAAAAAGGTCACGAAATACCACCTAAGAAGGAAAGAGGAGCTAAGTACATTGATTTTTTAAATAGCTTGGAGGTAGGCGACTCGTTTATTGTGGAAGATGAAAATGACGCAAATGGAATTAGACAAGCTGGTTACTGGGTAGGCAGAAAGTTTACTGTAAGAAAGACTTACTCTGACAAAGACATAAAGAAGTTTACTTTTAGAATGTGGTACACAGAGAAAGTAGAGCCTATAACTAGGCGTAGCAAAAATCCAAAGAGCCTAAGCCTGATGAACAATGCACAAGAGATTGCCAGCAACACCTTTAATGATTTGACCAATGGCAGAATACCTAATGATATTCTTTTTCTTGCTGAACAGCTTGAAGAGAACAAAATGATTGTTGAAGACATGAAGAGAATCAACAAGGTCGTACTAGAAGAATTGAGCAAATATAATATAAATTTAGAGGATAAATAATGAGTAAAACAAAAAAAGAAAAAGCACACGATAAATTTTTTTATGATCTGTGCGATGCCGCTGAGAGTGCTGCTGAGGGTGGTATTGAAGTACCACATGCAGTGTTTGTAGGCATACAATTTTTTACACAAATGGCATTGGACTGTGCACCGAGTGTAAAAGATGGAAGAGATTTAATTAAAGATGCAATGAAAGGCGTTAAGAAGGAGACAGCATGATTACACATAATGATGTAGTAGAACAGATACGAGATCGTATCAAAGCAGAGGTGTCGCCAGGCTTACATTCAGCTTGGGTCAAAAAAATATTAACAATAGTCGATGATGTTGAGTTCATCGCTGACGAAATGATTACAAAAGGAGTACAGAATTATGAGCCTATTGAATGATGTAACAACAGGGATACAGATCCCTTCAATAAAGATTAACCTATCGGGTACTGATGGCATTGGTAAGACTACCTTTGCAAGTCAAGCTCCCAACCCTATCTTTATTAAGACAGAGTCTGGTACTAACTATGTAGACACGTCATCCTTTCCTTTATGTGAAAGCTATGACGACATACTAATGCAGATCAAAACTCTGTATGAAGAAGACCATAACTATAAGACAGTAGTCTTTGATACAACTGACTGGGCAGAGAAGTTAGTGCAACAAAAAGTTTGTGCTAACCATAACCTTAAGTCTATTGAATCAATGGGTTACGGAAAAGGTTTCACAGAATCTGCTGAATTATTTGGCAGACTTCTAAGAATGTTTGATGCCCTACAAAAGAAGAAGATGCACATCATCTTGCTTTCTCATGTGGGCATAAGAACTTTTAACGATCCAGAGCGTGAGCCCTACGATCGTTGGGAGATGGCTACTCATAAGAAAGTATCAGCAATGATACGTGAGTGGGTAGACTTCAACCTGTTTGCGAACTACGAGGTATCAACTCGTACTAGTGGGCAGGGTTTTAAGGAAACAACCAGGGCTGTGTCATATGGCAAGCGTAAGTTGTTTCATAAATACACCGCAGCCTTTGATGCTAAGAGTCGAGTTGACTTGGGGAATGCCCCTTTGGATCTTGATTGGACAGCGTTCATGACTGCATTTAAAGAATCTTTAAAATCTAAA